CCCATCTTATCTTCAAGGCGTTCAACCAACTGAACATCCTTCATGTTATAGTCGATGTATCTCTGATAGTCATCCTTGTACAGATTACGAAGAGAACCAGATTCTTCGAAGCTGAGTTTCTTTTCACCAAGAACTACGGATGCAATATGATCTAACTTATAGGATTCCTGTGCACCGTATGAGTAACCAAACTTCTGGAACAGTTCTAGGTAGTCTAGCTGACTGATACCCTTGATATCGTATGTGTCTTCCTTGCGTTGACGACGTGTGACCTCACGATAATCGATCAGTCCCCACGGTGAATATTTATTCACGGCTTCTAGCCCAACGACCTTTGCCGTGCGATTAATTAGATACGGAACATCGAAGAATCGAATATTCCAGCCAGTGATTACATCAGGACTGTGAATCGGATTGTTCCAGTATTCCAGGAACTTTACTAGCAGGTCAAACTCGTTATCACATTTAATGAAGTGAACTGGTTGGATCAGGGCTTTCTCTGTATCAAAGTCGCCATAGCCCCAGACACGGTAGTAGTCGTTCTTGTTTGACTTGACCGTGATCGATAGGACTTCTTGGTCTGCCTTTGATGGTTCAGGGAATCCATCCTCGTAGGCAGTTTCGATATCGATTGTCAGGACGTTGATTGTATCCCGGTCGAATGTGATATCACGTGGAAATTTCTCTGTGATATATTGATGGATATAATTCTTTGCCCCATAGATCTTGTAGCCAGCCACATCACGGTACATCTCGACGTGGTTCTTGGCATCTTTCATGGAGTCAAATTGTATTGAGTCTACGTCTGCTCCGTCAATAGAAGTCCATCCTGTGGGTTTACGGGATGTGACATAGAGAGTTGGTTTGAATTTTTCTTTACGTTGGACACGCTCACCATTGTCGGCGTATCCTCGGTAAAGTATTGAGTTTGCATAACGATTAACTGATGTATAAAAGGGCATAGATTCTCCATGATGAATAGGGTATTATACACCGGATTTGAGTAAAAGTAAACAGTTAAAGTGGTCCCCAGAACAATTCAGTAAGAAACATGGCTATTGCAGCAATGCCTAAAAAATACGGGAAGACTAAAAGCGTTCTCGAAAACCAGCCAGAATTCTTAAACTCTTCCCACCACGTATCATTCCTTAACATCTTCGATACTTACGATAGACGATTTCGAAATATCCTCGTAAGCTTCTTCTTCATGATTATAGAACACAATCCTATGATTAGTAGGATTCATATTTAAGTGAGGAACTTCGGAGAGAATCTTTGTAATCTTTTCTCCTGTTCTATAATGTTTAAACGTTATCTTCTTCACATTGTCCACAACAATCTGGTGTGCCGCATTTATCATGTACTACTCCATCACCCTCGAGAGGATTATCTAACCATACATGGCCATCGGAGTCTGCCTCCGGGCCTTTCCACTTATCAACCGTAGACAACATCTGCTTTCAACATGTTAAAATAATCGAGTACTGCCTCTGGTGTTGTCTCTCCGTATGGATCAGGATCGTCATCAGTAGCATCTGGTTCCACAAACATTTTCTCGATCACGCCGTTATCAACGATCATTGCATAGCGACGACTACGCTTACCGAAACAGACGTCTGTCATATCAACTAACATGCCCATCTTTTCAGTAAACTCTCCGTTGCCGTCTGGAATGAAATCGATCTTACCAAATGCATCTTGATCAAGCATCCACTTACGCATTACAAAAGAATCATTTACCGACAAAACGTAGATCTCGTCGATCCCATTTGCTTTGATAGCCTCTCGTTGCTCTACAAAACCCGGCACTTGATAAGTGGAACAGGTGGGTGTAAATGCACCTGGTAGGGAGAATACTAGAACTCGCTGTGCTAGAAATATGTCCTTTGTTGTTTGATCTACCCATTTAAATGGATTGTCTCCTCCAATAGACTCGTCTCTTACTCTCTTCTTGAAAGTAACATTTGGTACTGGAGTACCTGGTCTCATTTGCCTTGACCTCTGTATGTCTTGTGTGATCGCCTCTTCGTTTTGTTCATCGAAGAAGTTTTAATTGTACCTCTACCGATAGAGGTTCCTTTTTTAAAAGATTCAGGGCGCCATGCGACACCCAACGAACTCTTGCTTGCCATTAGTCTTTTAATCTCTTTACAAAATCAATAATGCCATCTAGCTTCCATCTTACGATCCACCCTAAAGCGAATCCAAGTATAAATCCTAATGTCATAAACATTATGCGTTAATCCCTTCGCTATATTGTGTCTTACCATCTACGCGTGATGCAGTTAGAATGGACTTTCTGTTATCCCCATCAGCTTTGTAGCTAACATGTACCCAACCAGAATCAGGGATACCGGGAGTATAGAACTCGAGAATAAGCTGATCAAAATCCAGGTTGTCTCGGATCCATTCTGCCAACTCTGCATTAGGAACGCCCGGCACTTCGATGTCAGCTGCTTCACCTTTGCAATGCTGGCTCTTACTAGATCCACCAACAGCAGCATTAAGGTCAGGGGAACGATAACCGCTATTAAGCACAGTAGGACCAAAATGGTCTCGTACAGGTTGTACAACATTTTCGAAAAGAGCGATCGCTGCATCCATGTGATCTCCCTGTGGAGTGTTGTCGATCCCCTTACGCTCAGCAGTCTGTGACTTTGTAAATTCTGCTAGGGAAAAGTTCTTAGATAGTTTCATTTTATCTCCTGTAGAAAGGAGCCCCGTAGGACTCCTTCTAACTTTAGTCTTTCTTTGTGACGAACTTATAAAGCTCTTCAGCCTTAGACATGATCTCTTGAGGCTGGTACATTTTTGGTGTGTACTTCTCAAAGATTTCTTTTACGTCTTGTGAGTTTTTCTCAGCCTGATTGACCATGGTCCAGTATTGTTGATTAGCAATCTCATACTGTTGGTCCATCAGATCCTTAGCCATTTTCAATACATCGAAGCGAAGTTCGAATGGTGATTTGTTTGACATATCTGTGTCCTCTGTGTGTGTATATTGGCCTTCGGCCGAACATTAGAGTAACCCAAGCTAGCTAGTAATATCATACCAGCAACGATCAGATTGAATTACTCTTTTCCTTTAGTCGTGTCGTCCAGGATAAACTGAACAACTTCATGATACGTCATATCTTTGAAGTCCTTGTTATGTGTCTTCAAGTGATGTGCTGTATCAAATGCCGCTTGTAAACGGCGGGCTTCAATGAACGCCTCAAAGATGCGAACAAAGAAGTTACCTACGGCCAGTGCCAGCAACATTACTGGTGCTACTGCCCTCTTCCAAGAGTAACTCAGACTCTCTTGATGTGTTGTGGTTGTCATGTGTGACTCCTCGTGAATTTGAACTAATTTCAATTTGACGAGGACGCATCTCTTCTGGGACGACTACTTCCAAACCAATGGCAAGTATGCCATCCGTAAGATCTGCTCCATTTACCTGAACATACTCAGACAAACGAAATGTTTTTTCGAATTTCTTGGTCGAGATATTCTTGTGAATGTATTCTCTACCTCGATTTTCATGCTTACCCCTGACCTTCAGCGATCTATCCTTTACCTCAATATCTAACTCATTGCGAGCGAAACCAGCAACTGCCAGTTCGATAAGATACTTGGTATCGTCGACCTTGACGATATTGTGTGGGGGATAGTTATCGTTCGCATGCCTTGCGACACGGTCGAGCTCATCAAACAAATGATCGAACCCTACAAACGCCGAACGTGGGAAAAGTGAATGTACACCTTGTACTGTCATGATTGACCTCCTAATTAAGCAAGGTTATGTTACTCGGACCGGACCTATTCCGCATCCGTTACTATATATACAGGAACCTATAAAGTTCTAGCATATATTTAAACTTTTTTGGTTGATGAATTGGATCAGGAAGCTTTCCGAAAAGCTCCAACATTTTCTCTAAATGTTTTTCTACTTCCTTTGAATTCATTTTCGCATTTATCACTACAAAAATTTACCCAATCTGCATCAATCATTTTACGAAATTCTTTTTGACAGTTAGGGCATTCGATTTTTTTATAGTTCATTTGTTTCCTATATTGTACTTAGGACAAAGCTCCCATTGATCCTTATCTTTGAAAGAGATAATTTTAATTTGTCTGAGAGGAGCAAGGGGTTTTGCCGACTCACCATTCTCGATAGTGATAAGACCCCAATCAGACATGAGTGTAGCGATAGTATTTCGGCGGGCTACGTCGTTCTCTTCTAGATTAGATTTTTTTCCATCTAGGAGAAAGAGTTCTTTGAAGTGTACTATGAAATACCTACCCTGTTTATGTAGGATATGGCACGATTGAAATAGTTTCTTGTCTTTCCGTGATGCGACTCCGATGCGAGTCAGCGTTTCTCTTACTTTCAAAAAGTCATCCGGTTCATTGAGTGTTACCTCGAGCATCTTACTCGGGTTCCATTCTACGAGATTATTTTCTTCCACCTTTATTCACCTTCTTATATAATTCATGAATTTGGTCAGTGGAAAGGATCTCGAGTACTTGTAAGGCTTTCTCTTCGTTATAGCCATAATATTCTTTGATAACTTCCACGTCACTGTCGATTTTTTTCTTATCCCATTTTGAAAAGCGTTTCCGCTTACGTATTATATTTATCAAAAAATCGAATTGTAGACGTGAGTCTAGATGATGATTCAGATTCATCTCATTGGCTGCAAGAACAGTATCAGGGAAATAGGATAAAGACCGATTCACCATGAAGCTGTTGTATTCTTTTTCTACGATATCATCAACCATGATATCTTTCTTTGTGTAATTAATTGAGTTTAAAAATTCAAAAGGATTCATATTATATGTGTCATTAAAAAGTTAGCAATGATTGATAAGCAAGTAACAATATGTAGTATTACCCAAGAGGTTCTGATGATGGCCACACGATTATCATATGGTCTTGTGGTCTCATCATCAAATGAACCAATTGCGTATTTCCATGCATTCCAGATTCTAGACAAAATCGACGTTCGCCATAATCTCTGTCATACAAGCCACGGTATTCAGTTCATGGTCTGCGACGAATGCATTTTTATATGAATAGTCCGCCAGGATCAAGACGAGCTGAGGGATTGACTCGGGCTTAATCTTCTCATTCATTTGATCATAGATCGCACGAAAGATAGCTGTGGCGTCAGCATCAACATTTTGCGCTACCCATGAGCGCATCTTTTTAAAGTCTTTTGATTTTAAATAATCAAAGAGAGAACTATAGGATAGAACGTTACTATCGCCCCTGTCGCTATCAATCCCCACCATAGAATGTCGCTGAAGTTCATTTAATATCCTCCTCCAGTCTGGAGCATGTTTCATAATTAAGTTAGCCAATGATTTATCATCAATGCGACTAACGCCTTCTGCATCTAATATAGATGTTGCGCGTTTCATAAATTGGGCTGCGAGGCCTGCGAGTTCTTTTTTAGTGGTGTTAAACTCGTAAACACCGCACCGAGAGTGTAGCGGCTCGATGATCCGATTCTTAAAGTTGCATGTCAGAATGAACCGACAGTTGTTTGCAAACTCCTCGATGAATCCACGAAGAGCTGGTTGAGTTGACTGGGCGTTTAAGTAATCTGCTTCGTCAAGTATGACGACTTTGTATCCACCTTGTAGTGATACAGTAGAAGCGAATTGCTTAATTTTTGTTCGAAGTGTGTCGATGTTACCAGACTCGGATGCATTGATGATGATCCAGTCTAGATCTAGTTCGTTGCACAATGCTTTAGCGACGGTAGTCTTGCCAAGACCAGCGGTACCGCTAAACATCATGTTTGGTAATTCACCACCATCTACTATCTTTTGAAAGGTGGCTTTGAGTGTATCCGGTAGGACACAATCAGAAATGGTTTGTGGACGGTATTTCTCAACCCACAAAAAATCTTGCATAATATAATCTCTCAAAGGGGTGGGGCCGAAGCCCCGTTATCATTCGTCGTCGTCTACGTTGAGTGCATCTTCTTGTTGAATAGATTCAATCAAAGAAACTGCTTGCACACATTGGTCACGTAGCTGACCGATTGTGGATAGTTCTTCACCTTTAAAACCACCACGTTGTGTTACTGCATCTACGACAGCAATTGTACTGCGCGAGATGCGATTAGCCAGCTCTGTGAGCTGTTCAGTCTGTTCAGACATAAGGACTCCTTAAGTATTAAATGTCGACGTCTTTTCAAGAGCAATCCAATAGTTGATGTCAAGCTCTTTGTGTGAGAATTTCGAAATGAGTTTCGAAGATATACTTACATCATAATCACCTGGAAGAATCTTAAGATTCGAGATGTTCAGGACGAAGTTAAACGTGGCATCACCAAAGTCACCATCAATATCGATCGAGAATGCATTTGATGTTGAGTTTTGGCTATCAACCACCGAGAGACTTAAGACTCCATCCTTGCCGGAGATAGAGACTTCATTATGGCCAAGGGCTGCAGCCGCACGCTTGAGTTTGTTGAGAGTATCGTTGTCAAGCGTGAAGGATACGTTTGCCTCAGGCATATTGATATCTTTCGCTGGGGTTGTCAATGTTTCTTCAGGTGAAAAGAAATACTTGACCTTCGAACGACCAGATGAGTCACTGACTGTGACATACTCGTCGCTGAATTTGAGACGTGGAGTATCGACAAGGCCAAGTACTCCAATGAATTCGTTGAGATCGTAGATACCAAAATCTTGTGGGAACTCAACGTCAACCACTGCTGTGGATAATACGTTACGTGCCTCTGAGATGGTCTTAACAGTCTTGCCGCTTCGGATCATCAGATTCTGATTGATGTTTGAAAAGTTCTTGAGAACCTGTAGGGTATTTTCACTTAGTTCCATCATGTACTCCGTGTGTGATATGTTCCATATTATACACTATATCTGATCGCATGTACAATACTTTATGCGACCATCTTACTAAAGTTTTTGTCCTTGACAAATTCAATCTTCGATCTGAACTTGCCGTCGAGGATATCACCTTTATGTGATATTACAAAAACGTTTGTATCATTTAAGTGTGATAGGATCTTCTGTAGATTCTCCACACCGTCTACGTCAAGAGAAGAATCAAAGGTCTCGTCAAGAATCAGTAGATTCGTTGAGATAGAATTTTTCATCTTTGCTATCTGCCTCCATGTAAACAGGAGACTTAAATCAATACGTTGCTTCTCACCTTCCGAGAATGAGTCATACGTAAACTCATCTCTATGACGTGACCGAATCGTTTCTTGGAAAGACTCATCAAGATCAAAGTGCACAAAGAAGTCAAGGATCTGCAGATACTGATTGACCAATTTATTTATCACCGGAAGATATTGTTTTATGATTTTTGTCTTGATGCCTGTATCCTTTAGCATCTCACCGATCACTTCATTATAGTTGCGCTGCTCTGCAATCTCAAGTTTTCGTTCCATGAGCGAACTCTTTTCAGTGGTGAGAACATTGAGTTCATCAACCGCCTCTCCAAGATCTGTTCCTCCCTGTTCAATTTTCGAGAGATCTGTTCGCTTATTGTTAAGTGCGGCGTTAGTCCGTGATAGCGCTTTATTATTAGACACCAGGCTTTGCTGTGCTGTTCGAAGCTTCTCTTGAACTTGAAGTGCGACCTCCATATCTGATTCCACTTGAGCCGTGTCTGTATCGACATTTTGTAGTGTGCTATTGATATTCTTGGCCGTCGCTGTAGCAGCTTCGATCTTTTCGTCTCTAAGTTCCTGACTAATATCTTGGGAACATGTAGGGCAGACATCATTGTTCTGAAAGAACTTGGTCTCTTTGACCAGCTGTTTGATTTGAGCTTTGAGATCATGTTCATGCTCCTTGAGTTGTGTTTGCTTGGTGTTAAGCTTAGTAAGCGTCTCCGATACCTTCTCGCTATTGGATTCAATGAACGACCCGAGCTCAACGTTCTCATCCGTGAGTCGAGACTGTTCGGTCTCAAGCTCAGTAATTTCTTCTTTAATCTTATCCGCATATTCTTTGTTGAGCGCTTTAACATCGCTGATGTACTTCCTCTGTGTCTCAATCTTTGAGTTAACCATATTGAATGAGTACTCAATCTCGGTAGAAGAATCCTTGAGTGATGCGTTCTTCTCACGTAGTAATTGATTCATCTTTGAGAATACATTGATATCAAGTAGATCCTCAATCACCTCGCGGCGGTGGCCTGCAGGTAACTGCATGAATGGAATGAAGCTACTGCTACCAAGTACCACGACCTGATGAAACGTCTTGTGGTTGAGTTTCAAGATATTCTGTTCAAGTAAACGTTGGTACTCTTTTGCGTGAGATTCTTGATTCAACATGCTGCCGTTATGATAGATCTCAAAGAGACTTGGCTTGATACCACGGACAATCTTGTAGTGGTTATTACCCACCTCAAACTCTACCTCAACCACGCACTGTTTTTGATTTACAGAGTTAACGAGCTGAGGTTTATTGATATTACGATGAGGTTTACCAAATAAGCCAAAGGAGATGGCATCTAGCATTGTAGATTTACCAGCTCCGTTCTGACCTACGATAAGGGTTGATTGTGTTC